ATCTATAAAGACTTTATGACAGAGCAGGAAATTAAATCTATGCTTGAGAATAAAGATATATGGATGGATGGCGAAGAAGTCGTAAAGCGTCTAGAGAAAAGACTTATGACTAGATCTCAAGAACTTGCTGAATTAGAAAAGCCTAAGAAAACACCGAGAAAAAGGGCTCCTGCTAAAAAGATTATTAAGAAAAAGGCCGAATAGCCCTGTACAAATATTCGTCTATTTGATATAATAATACTATCTGGCGTTCGTTCAATGGATAGGACAAGATTCTTCTAAAGTCTTTATAGAGGTTCGATTCCTCTACGCCGGACCAACTCTTAGGAACTTGATTATGGCTTATATGTATGTTGATATTGATCTAAGCGAAGTTGATAGCGATGAGCTGATTGATGAACTTAAATCTCGCGGTTACAAAATCGTCGAGGATAAATCGAGTGACATTGAAATGTGCTTAGAGAAGATCTACCATCTTCGTCGTCAAGGCCTCCCGTATGATCACCTGATGGACGCTTACATTTATGATGTACTTGGAAAAGTAGTCTAAAAGTATACAGTATACGGTTTACAAATATTCGTGTTTGAGGTATAATATATCATGAGCAATGTTCACTTTCAACGCAAGATTGCAGCCGATGAGCTATGGGATACTCTATTCTTTGCAACTGGTGCAATGCCAGTTAAGCAAAAAACTCCGGAGTTTCGTGCACTCGAAGTTCCAGGAATCAAAGTAAAAATCATGCATTTTCGTAGCATCACAGTAAACGGCGATAAGTGCCGTTCCGTAAGTGAAGCTAAGTACGTCGTTCAGCAAATCATATCATGATCTATACATCAATCCCCAAACGCAAATCAAAGAAACCTACTGCCGTGCAGCGTCAACTTGCTGCAGAGTGGGATGCTATTCAGCGTAAGTATGCGCCTAAAAAATCTTTAAAAGATACTTCTACTTTTACGTACAAGTTATCGCCTCCGCCAGGCAGATCTACAAGCAATCATATTCCTAGTCGCGACACTGGACAAGGTATTGCTTCTTCCAAGCCAACGATGAAGTACACTGGTACTAAGATGATTGGTATCGGTACGCTTCATAAGTCAAATGCAGTTCCTGTCTTCAGTGATGAGGAAGCCATTGAAATGGCTAAAATGCGTCGTGGGTAATTTACTTAAATACATAACTGAGGTATAATAACACATGAACAGAAAACAAGTCGAATCACAAATCGTTATGGCACATACATTTAACGATAAATCACAGATTCAAAAGATCTATATCGATCTTATCAATTATCGAAGCAAGCTCGATCGTTGGTTCAACAAATACCTCGATATGTTTGATGAAAAGATGAACGAATCTAAACGCACAGATCCTGTGTGGAGGTTGTATAACGCTAAATCTGAAGAATACTCAGACGTAAATATGACTATTAAAACAGCAGAATACTACTTAAAGAAACCATAATATGTTCAAAGGCGCTTCAGCATTTTCTCTTCATATCGAGGAGATGGCAAATAAAGACAGAATGTCACACATGGATGCAGTACTCAAATACTGCAAAGAAAACTTTCTAGAACCTGATGACATCAAACATCTTATCAATAAACCATTAAAAGACAAAATTGAAATGGATATGAGAGAGGCTAACTTGCTACCAAAGCAAGCAACACTAGACGTTTAGGAGGTTAGTATGAGTGATGAACAGTCGAAGAAGAAACACAGTAAGCGTCTATACGACGATGAAGTTCACATTGATAAACAAGTTAAGATAGCAAAGGCATATGGTATTGCAATTAAGGAACCGCATAAGTTACACAAACATCATGTTTTAGATTGTGGTAATCCAAAATGTATCATGTGTTCTAATCCCAGAAAAACATTCAAAGAATTGACTATGCAAGAACAATCTTTCAAACAAACGGAGAAGTGGGATGAATGAGGACGAACCAGAAGATTTAGAATTTAATCCAGACGCTTCATTCACTATCAATTATAGTAATATTGCTTCTGACAAAAATATGTCGCGTTTAGTTCGATGTATGGCAATTGACATTATGGAAAACCCTTATACCTCTATCGGCGACTTCTTCGCAAAGTTAACCGATGATGAAGTGCAGGATTTGGTCGATAGATGTGAGGACACCGAGAATCCTAAGTTTTCTGAAATCGTTTTAATGGCTGAGATGCTTGCAGTCGCAGAAGGTTTAGATCAGGGTAATGAAGATGACATTCACATGCGCACTAATCAATTCTGTGTTTTTATTGCATGCGAATCTCTTGGAAGAAAAGGACTAGCGAAAGTATTTCGTGAAAACATGTCTTTCGGTGAAGACATGGGCGATAAGATAGTAGCTGTAAGAAAATGAAACTAATATGCGATGATGTCAACCAAGTCTATTATTACATAGACGAGGAGGATGGAAAACACCTAAGCCCCCACTTTGATTATGAAGATGACGCGGTGCAATGGTATACTAACATAATTAAGTATGTAAAGAATCTAAATGATTGATGCTTTTCGCACATACAAATTGTTTATGGCTATAAAGCTACACTTTACTACTGATAGATATGACGTGTTTGAAGCAGATGGTAGAGTGTCAGGGTCTAGACAAACATTTGAAAAAAGAAATGATAGATTCCTATTTGAAAAGATAGGACGTAAGTTTAACGAACCGAGACAACTGATCGAATACTTTGTTGCTAATTTTGCATATGGTAACACTGGGGTTATATACTCCTCAGAATCAGATCAGTATTATGATACTTGGATATCTCGTAAAGAATCTAGAAGTCACCTATTTAAGCAACAGCTAAACGAAATAGGTCGACATTTGGAACAGTCTAAGCTAAGGTATGAAAGTCTATTTCTTATAGATAATAATGTACCTGAATTGCTTAAACTGTATGTTGGTGGTCACGTACACTTGGAGACTGTAGTCTTATTGGACCAGTTTGAAAACTTTTTACCTAATTGGAGATCTATTGGAAGATATTGGGATTGTGAACTTCGGATCTTAAATAAGATAAAAAAGTTTGTAAAGTACGATTCCAATAAGATACAATCGATCTATCACAACTTTAAGGAAGAATTTTCAGAGTTATAAAATGGGACGCACAATCTACAAGCATCGCGATGACGATGAAGAACGTAGCCGCAGAGGCCATAAAAGTAAACATGCTAAAAATCCACCAGGTGAAGGCATGCGCGTTATAAATAAATGGTCAGAGGAAGATTACGATGAGTATGATTCTGATGATGATTTAGATTATGAATACAACGCAAATATATCGCAAATACAACGTAAAGGAAATAAAGATGGATATTAACACACTTCGCAAAAACGCTAAGATGGACTTCGGTAAAATTGCATCGGAGTTCGACAAGATCGCTAATCCTCAAAGCGATTCTAAATCCTACCAAGACGATCGCTTTTGGAAGCTAGAAGCTGACAAAGCGGGTAATGGTACGGCAACTATTCGATTCCTCCCTCGCACAGAAGGTGATGAACTCCCTTGGGTTCGTATCTTCAATCACGGCTTTCAAGGTCCGACTGGGAAATGGTACATCGAAAACTCTCTTACAACTCTAGGTGAGAATGATCCTGTTGGTGAACTTAATAGTCGCCTATGGAATTCTGGCTCAGATGCTGATAAGGAAATTGCACGCAAGCAAAAGCGTCGCCTAACTTATGTTGCTAACGTTCTCGTTATCTCTGATCCCAAGCATCCAGAGAACGAAGGACGAGTAATGCTGTTTAAGTTCGGAAAGAAAATCTTTGACAAGATCATGGATAAAGCTAAGCCTACTTTTGAAGATGAAACACCTGTAAACGTGTTTGATTATTGGGAAGGCGCAGACTTCAAACTTCGCATGCGTAAGGTTGATGGCTATCCAAACTATGATCAGTCTGTTTTCATGGAGCCTTCTGCAATTGGAGATGACGAAGAAATCATGGGTATCTCTAAGAAGCAATTCCTTCTGAAGGACTTCTTAGATCGCAAGAACTTCAAATCT